AACCTGAGCTTTAGCAGTGAGATTACGTGAAGCAGCTGTCAGGTTGCTTCCACGCCATATCTTTGCTTCATTAGATTCTACAAATCTTACGCCCTCAAGTTCTCCTATTTCGCCGTTAAAAATCTGAGTAACAGCAGCGTACTTATGTGCCTCTTCCCATGCAGGGTCGCTTCTCAAATCTTCAGCAACAGAAGGATGGATTATAGCGATATACTTACCATCAATCTTGGGAGCTTTGTTCTTTTTGAGGAATGTAGCACACTTTTTAACGAGCGCCCTTGTCATAAGGCAGGTATCGTCAAGCGCCGATCTGCTTGTCACTTCGGTGTCATCGGACTTTGGCGCATACATAACATTTGTGCCGGCCACAAGCACATTACGTGTAAGTGTATCCTGTGTAGCACCGCCTGCGGCACCCATTTCCTCGGTACATCCGTAAATAATGTCATCATAAGCCTCTAGCTCAAGACGGTCGGAAATCGATGTATAATCACCATGCTGGGTGCATGTAGTTTCGATATAGGTCATACCGAATTTTGAACCGTCGGGGTTAACGCCTTCGGTGAGGGGTGTCAGCGCTTTAGGAAATGTGTTGAATTTACGCCATTCAATCTTGTTGCCTCTTCCAGCCGGTAATGGCTGTTTGTCGCCAAACTGGCTAAAAATAAGATTTTCACGTGCATTTTCAAGCAATGCAGTATCGTAAAAAGTTTTCATTGTAGGCGACATTGAAGGCTGGGTCGTCACCTGAACATTAGGATCAGCAAAAAGCTGTAAATTAATCTTTTCAATCATATTTATCTCTCCTTTTTTAACAGGAGAAATTTAAAATTTCACTCTTTCTCCTGTCTTTATAAAATTTTCTCTTATTTTTTTGAAATCTTTTAGAGTAAGTTTGCTTGGGTCGTCTTTAACCACTACAGCATTTTGCGAGGCAAGACCGTTTTCTACCGGGCGGGATTTGTTTGCCTGAACGGCGTTTGCCGTTTGCTGGAATTATTTTGCTGTGATTAGTGGCAATGAATGCGGCCGTTGTATCTACACCAAGAGCAACAAGCTTAGCAAATTTTTCATTTTGCATTTCGTGTTCTAAATCAAAATTAGGAAACTGCTGTTTTGTCGACTCAGACTGTTCGAGAACCCTTTTCCATCCGCGTTCGTATTCTTCCTGTCTTTCGCGACGCTCTTTTTGCCGCTCAAGGTCGGCCACCTGTCTTTCGAGGTTTATTACTCTTTTCGCCTCTTCGACAGAACATCCATGTTCTATCGCATAATTTTCATAGAAGCTGTTGTCATCATTCATAGCTTTGGACAGGTTGTTTATAAAATCATCGCTTGCAGGGTCCAAACCGTATTTGCTGCCGGCCATTTCCAAAATCGGTTTAATGCTTTCAAGCTGATTTTCAATGCCCTTATATTTTTTCAACCTTTGGTTAAGTACGTTCTCGATAGCCTGCTGGTATTCAGCTTTATATTTATCGCTTTTTACCAGTTCGCTAAATGGAACGTCGTTCCCATTCTCCTCTTTTGTAGAGGCTTGTCCATCACTTTGAACGTCTTTATGGTCTTGTTTGCCATATCTTACTTCGACATTTTCAGCTTCTTCCTTTTTCCTTCCGGCGGTAGAAGGTTTTTTACCGGGTTCTGATAATACAGAAGCATCCGGTGTCTCGCCTGTTGTTTGACCGGCTGCCGCTGGTGCGCTCCCGGCATCCGCGAACAGCTGAAGGTCTATTTTTTTAATAAACATAAGATTTCTCCTTTTATGTTCTGCCGCTTAAGATCGGCGAATCTATTATTAATATATAATCCTTTAAATTATTTTTCTAACCCAGGCCCCATAATTTTTAAAAAATATGGATAATTTTTATGTAGTAATTCAAAACCACCCATAATTGTACTAAATGCTATTTGAAAAGTATTGCTAAATCGCTTTTTAGGTGTGCATTTAATTAGCGCCCAACCGTTTTCTAAAACTATTTCTGGTTCTGATTTTAAAAGGTCAATGTTTCTGCATATAAACTCAGCTAAAGCATATGAAAGCGCTGAAACTGAGGCGCAAAGTATATCCTGGCCATGCGGTGCATATCCTGCGTGTCCTTTTATTTCTAAAGAATAATCTTTATTGCTATATTTAATCTGAATCATATTTTAACCTTCTGGGTCAACGACTGACTGTGCGTTATCTCTTGCCCTTTCTACATATGGATGTTCTTTATCTTCAACACTCATGCCATCCATATTAACCTGCCCCGTAGGCAAAGGTTGGCCGCTTTGCTGTGCCATTGCAACCAGTTGGTTTACTAAAGCCGGTTCATATTGTTGCGCAAGCCCTAAAGCAATATTTTGAAATTGCATAAGAGACTGTAACAACGTACCATTCTGCTGAATGGTTTGGATGATATCGTTTTTATGTGCAAAATCCATAGATTTAAGACAAGCTAATGCTTGGTCTGCCATCTGCGGGTTAAAAAATCCGAGATTATATAATTGCAGTGCAAGTTCATTTTGTGCCATCTTAGTATAAGGACTTGCTTTTTGCGCGCTGATTTCAATATCAAACTCGGGCATTCGCATTCCCATGTCAACACCCATTATCGAAGGCTGTTGTACCGGCTGCAAATTCGCATTTGAATACTGTACGTAACGATTCATTCCTGCTTCGCCAACAATGCGAAATTGCCGTGGAATTGAATAGAATTGCCTTATAAGTTCAATGCACTGGGATATAACCTTACGAAATGCCTCGTAAAACGTCCTATTTGTATTGCGTGATATCTTTCCGCTCTGTTCCTGCATTGTCGCTATTGCAGACGCTGCGGTGACGCCCGAAGTCGTACCGCCGTTTGATACATCTCTGTTACCTGTACACTCCTTCATCTCTTCAATTAGAGCGTCGCGAACCTCTACATAAACACCGGGCAAACCCACAGCATTTATAGACATTATGTTTGCTTCGCTCAATGAACCTTCTACATGGACAAAATCATTGTTCAGGTCTGCATACTCTTCTTCATTAACGCTCGCGTCATTCCTGATATAATAACGCGGGCGGCAAGAAACCAAAGCATTTTTCAATATAGCAGAATTCAGCCGGTCGATCATTTCCTGTGTATCTTTTGCTATATCAACATAACCATAGCCGCATAGACTGCCCTCTACCGGAAAAAGCTGTTGAACGACAAATGGATAAAGGCCATGATCATACCAGCCGTTAGGATATTTTTCTGGTTCGTTTTCGGTTGCAAACAAAACGTTAGTATTTACAAATTTGCAATAATGAAGAACCCTGCGGCCATCCATTTCCTTATGATAATACCAGTCGACAACCACTGATTTATTACTTGTATCTACTGTATCATCATAAACATACTGCGCAAGGGTTATTTCTTTCCCGCCTAATTTACCCTTAAGTTCGGGGTAACGCTGTTCAAGAAGAGAATTGTCAACAAGCTCAGTATTAAAAACGTTTGTAGACTGCTGAATGTCAGTTATACCACTTTCCCAAAACAGATTAATAAAATCGATTTTCTTAATAGATATATCGCCAAGACCGTTATGTTTGGAACCGTCCCAGAATATGCCATAAATGCCGCCTCCGTTTTTCAAGGTGTAGTAGGCTATATCTGAATATGTCTTCTCAAACTCGTTTTGCTCAAGAATTACTGGAATTATGCTTGTCAGCATTTCAGCTTCGGCTTTATCGTCCTCAGCTCTTGGCAGCATGTTTGCTTCTGGGAAGCTGTCCATAACATCGCTCATCTTTGATATAATGCAATTAAACAGCCAAGCGGAAGCAGGCTTTGGATCGTTGCTATTGCTTTCTATATGGTTCCACTGTCTAAGTTTAAAAAAGTCTTCATTAGCGATTATTTTTTTCTCAAGATTCATTTTACCTTCACGGTATTTACGAAGTATTCCAGAGGCTTCACTTACTTCCTTTTCACCGATAGGCTTTTTTTCAATTACACGATTTAAAGCCTCGGCAGTGGAATTGTTACCCGGCTGTTCTGATATGTTGGGCTGTTCACTTTGTTCGCCATCTTTTTTGGAAAATATGTTAAATTTCATTTCATAACCTCCTGAAATTATTTAAACGTTTATATTTGTTTTTATTTATAAGCTCTAACGGATCGTCTAATATTTTAGGCTCTTCCTTTTTCGGTTGAGGTTTGATCGGCCTGCTCATGCAAAAATATCGTGTTTCATCGGCGACATGGTCTTCAAGCTTAGTATCGAGGTCTTCCGGTTTTGTTTCAGAAAACATCATCAAAGGTATTGTGCGGATAAACGCTTTACAATTTTTAAAAATATACATCATAGGATAGCCATTATCATCAAACTGCATCCTATATCTCATTTGCATCCATCCGGCTATGCGTTCATTATCACCAGGTGTAAAATAAACATGATATTTCGCTGCTGTCTCTGCTACGCTTTCACCTC